AAGTGTCTTCATATAATTTCGCAATATCTGTATTCGATGTTGAATCATAACTAGTATTATTTAAATTATTTTCAGGATTTCCTTCGGGAGCTACTTCTTCTATATCATAATTAGACGAATATAAATCTTCAATATCTGAATCATCAACCAATCCATAATCTGTTCCAGAAACAGCTGCTTGAAGAGTTGAATCATCATAAGTATAATCATCTTCATCGAAGAAAGCAGTTACATCATAATCATTTGTTGTTTCGTAACCGCTTTGATTTAAACTATCTTCTGGATCATCCTCAAATAAGTCCTCAATATCTTCATCAGTTGCTTGACCATAATCAATTAATCCTTCTAAGTTAATTGAATTATTAGTAACTACATTAATTAAGGTATTCATTTTTTGTTCTAAATCAGTTATTCTATCTTCATATATTTTTGTTTTCTTAAATGTTGAATAAACTTCTTCTGATGAGAATTCACCTATCGATGTATTTTTCGGTAGCTGGGCTTCTGTATCAGCCTTTAAAATTGAAGATCTATTTAAATTTGTTGTTTTAGAATCTGGTCCTGTATATAATTTTCCTAGTATAACAGGACTGCTAATTTGATTATTTTCAAAAGATACAAATACAACGTCTCCTATATTATAACAATCTAAATTGCCTGGAACATAACATAAAGTAGCAGTTAATAAACAAGGACTGTTTCCTCCAGATGATTCAAATAAAGGAATTCGAATTCTGAATTTATTTTCTAATTTTTCTTCTATTACAGCTTTAGCTATCATATTCAGATTCTCCTTCTCCGGATACTCTTGTTAATCCTAATGTTGTTCTATATCCATTTGAATCTATTTGATCTGTTTGTTTTGTTACAATATATGTTCCAGATGAGATATGTTTTTTTCCAAAAAAGATAACATTTAATTTAACATATTGCATTAATGTTGCAGGTCTTAATAATCCTTTTATTGTTATTGTAGCTGATATAGGATATTGAGTTATTTTTGATCATCAAGTTTTGTCAGAATCTCTTGTAAGATGTTGATCATTATCAGAGTTCCAAGATACAGCATATTCTTTTTCTCATTCTCCTTCGTCATTTAATCTTAAAACATATTCATTATCGGTTAATTTACTTTGTCAATTGTAATAGATAGAATAGTTTTCATTATTTTCAAGATTAAATGCCATAACAACATTTGCTGTAGGATAACCAATATCTATTTCATAAGCATCTGAATGTTCTTGTTTTTTATTAACTGCAGTTATTTTAAAATAAGGTCCTCCTAATTGTTCTATTGTTCTATCATAAGCTGTTTCACCATTAATTTCATCATGTATTGTTAAAACATAGAAAGGAGGAAATGTACTTGAATCTGATGTCATACAAGAAACTAAATAATTAATTTCTTCTAATGGAGATATATTTTGTTTAGATTCTAAATGAACTAACTTATCTGTAGAAGGAATTAAATTTAATCTTTTAACAGATTCATCATTGCTCATTCCGTAAAATAAATCTTTTAATCCATAAATAGGATTTTGTAGTATTTTTCATATTTGTTCACTTGGTTTATATAATTTATTTTTATCAAAAGCAAAAGTATAACATCCTGATTGTCCTAATTTTGCTGATGATACAGCTTGAACAGTATATGATATTGTTCCTGATTTTAAATTAAAATTAGATTTAATATCTGTTATAATAGCTTGTTCATCTTTATAAATATAATTAGGAATACTTATATCTCCATAACTAAAAACAATTCTACGTGTTTTATTAACGCTAGAAAATACTTTTTCAAAGAAATTTGGATCATCTCCTGGTCTTATAGGATAAATTAAACTTAAAGTATATTCATTAACTTGACCATTAATTTTTTGAACTGTTAATGATTGTAAATAATTTGGATATGTTATTTTTGCTGTTTCATAAAATACACCATCAGTATCTTTTACTGTTTGTGATGTTTTTTGATATATACCAAAAACATAGTTACCAATTGTAACTTTAATAAAAGGTACTTCTATTCTTGATAATGATCCTAATAATGAAACATTTGCCATTAACGTTCAGCTCCAAATTCTATACTTGTAATTGAAGGTATTTTAATTGTTTTATAATGATTTGCAAGTTTAATAAAACAATCTTGAATATCATTAAAATAAGCAATAATCCAATAATAACTAGGATTATTATAATATTTTAAGGCTAAGTAATCTAAAGTATCTGTATCTGATACATTATGTATAACAAATGAAATATCTTTTTTTACATTTGTTCCTAATCCATACATATATTTGTTATCTTGAGTATTGTAATAAAAAGGAACACCGGAATAACGAGATGTATAATCAAAACTTTTATAATTTTTATCTTTTAATATATCCATATACCTACTCCTCTTCTAAATGAAATCCTTTTCTTAATCCTCTAGTAACTCCTCTAAAAGACCCATTCTTTTCAACTGTTGTGGCATCATATGGATCGACTTCATATATTTGAAAAGCTACTGTTACATTAGCATATTTTCCACCATTTAATAAAGGTTTATTATAAGTTACTGTTACCCCTCCTGTAACAACTCCTTTGATGAATACCTCATTTGAAAATCTTAAAGCTACTAATGGAGGTTCAACTAATTTATTATTTAAATTGTATCTAGGTAAAGCTATTGCTTGTAATTTTTTAATTAACGTATCAATATAATCATCGCCTAATTCAACTTCTACTGTAGCAACACCTGAGTTGACACTTTCCATTAAATCTCTATGTAAATTTAATGTTATTTGCATTTGTCTTGGACCTGAATTAACATATGTAAAAACTGGAGCTGATCTAGATAATGCATTTGTTTGTGCAAAATTAGATCCCATGCTATCTTGAATTGAATCAGGAAAATTAGGTAAAATAAAATATTCTCCACTTTCTCCTAAGTGTGAGATATAAATATAATTTTCTGGTAATGTATATCAACGTGTTGCCATAAACTACTCCTTACTGTAAATATCTATATCGCTTCCTAATTTTGTTTCAATATTTCTATCTAAATAACCTAAAACATCAAAATTATTATCTAATACGCTTGTTTCTTTTGCTATATCATATAAAACAGCTTTATACTTATCTTCTCAAATTCCTTTATTTTTAAAATTAGAAATACCTTTTTGAGTATATCCTGTTGTATATGAAGATACTTCCGAACCGTTTGTATAAAGAGGAAATTCTTTAGTAAAACCTTCTTCTTTTCTTCTTTTTAGTTCCATTTGTAATCTTTCTATATTATCAGGAATTGATTCTATTTTTGTGATAGGATTATCAACTAAATATTCGGTTAATCTATCAGCAAATGGAAAAGAAGTATTTGAATTTATTTCTAATAGTTGTAAACTGCTTAAATAATTAATATCATTTAATAAATCATTTTCTGTTTCAGTATAATAATATTGATATGTTATAACGTTTTCTTGTTTAATTGGATCATAGGCAGCATATTCGTAAGGATAAACTATATTTCCTACTTTAACTTTATCTAAAACTTTTAAAGGCTTTTTATAATTAATTACCGTAGAACTATTTTCTCATTTTTTTGTTTTATTATTAGGTAATCTTGAATTAGTATTTAAATAAGATCCTTCTAATACTACAATCGAAGTATTATTATCTAAAGGTAATTTTATAAACATTTTTAAATCTTTTTCGTGCTCTAATAATATTTTTTTATTAAAACTATTATTTTTTAATAAATTAAAAACATATGGATTTTTAAAATCACATTCATTTATTTTCATATGAGTTAAATTAGAAACATTTACATCGGATATTTCGGTACTGTCTAAAAATGATTTAGTATAAAATCCACACATAATTTCAACTGGCTCAATTGAAGATAGTGCTATTGTATATTCTCTAAAAAATTTAACTGGAAAACAATAAATTTTATATTTATGATTTTCTGTTTTAAATTCTTCTGTTTCATTTAATTTAACATATAAAGAATCAACTAAAACATTGCTAAAACAATTATACATAGACATTAAATTAACATGTTTAAAATCTCTTATAAATCTTAAATATTCTCCTAAATATTCATGTGTATGTGAATCATATAAAATATTTTTGATTTTTAAATTTTTAGTATAATTTAATATTTCTTTGTTAAAAGCAAAAGGAACAACAGGATCAAAACTATCACTAGCAGAATTATATCTTTGAATATAATTATCTTTTATATACAAAAGACCATCACATAAAGGAAGATCTTTATTATAGCATTTAACTGTAGGTAAATTAAATTTAGAAAGAAGTTGTTTTATATATCCTACATAAATATTATCACTATTAAACTTAATCATTATTAATTACCTCATTTATATTATGTACGTGGTCAACCATTTATTGAATCATCAATTGCAACTGTTAATTTTCCTCCATAAATTACAGTTTCTAATAAATCATATATTCTAACAGCAGTATCATTTAAATCAGCTAGTTTAATATCATCTTGTTCTTCTTCTTGTGCTTCAACCATTAATTCGTTTTGTTGATCTTCTGCAGAAGCCATTGAAGCATTATAGGTATCATTTCCTGAAGTATTTCCTATATAACTTATTTGAGATGTTGTATTAGATAATCCAGAAGATAATCCTCCACCTCTTGTAACTGTTGTAGCGGTTGATCTAACTCCTAAAGCAGCTAAAACACCTTGTAATCCAGCAGCGTTTGTAACCATACCTGAAACAAGTGAACCAATACCACTTAATAATCCACCTGACATTGCTCCAACTCTCATTAAGTCTGCAATTGTGGTATGTAAGTCAACTGTATTACCCATAACACTAATCATTGGAATTGGAATACCACCTGTTAATTCTTGTAACATATTACTAATTGTTCATAAAGAATATAATACAGGATTTCCTGCTATTCCTGTTGATAATGTATATTTGAAATTATCAATAACATTATTCATCATTTCTCCAACAGAAATTCTTTGTCATACTGTTCTAGCCATTTTATTTAAAGCATTAATTCCACCACCATAATCTAAAGAATTTCCATAAATATTTGTAATATCAACTCCACTTAAATTAGATGCTGCTTGAATATCAGATGTTTTTAATCCATATACTCCAGCTAATTGAGTTTGAACAACTTTATTGCTATCAGCAATACTTTTTAAGTATTCAACCATGTTCTCCATTAATGCATTAATTTGAGAATCATTAATGCCTTTAGTTAATAAATCACTATAAGATAATCCAGCTCTTGAAGCAGCCATAACTAATAATTTACCTGCTCCTGAAGATGTTCCTGAAACATCACCACTAGCTAATTGACCTAAAGCATTAGCAATAGATTGAATTCCTGATTGAGACATACCTACGCTATATAATGAACCTAACCATTTTTGAACTTGATATTCAAATCCAACACTTTGACTAGAACTTAATAAAGATGTAGCTTCATATAAAGCTCCAGTAACACTATCACTAACATTACTTAAATATTCTGTTGTTTTAAACATTTTATTTAAGTATTCATTTAAAGCAGCTTCCATGCCCATTCTAGCAGCTGTACTATCGCTTTGTTGAATTCTTACTATTTGTAATAATGTTGAATCGAAAGCATCGAATGTGCCTGCAATATCATCTTTAATTGTTTCTAAGAAAGCTCTTTGTTCAATATTATAAGCAATACCTATTTCAATAGCTTTATCAATATTTTTTAATACGTCTTGTTGTTTTACATATGGAGAAGCACCTAAAGAATACTGAATAGCTTTGGTTAAAGTAAAATGAGAACTACCAGATCCATATAATCTAGTATCTCAATCTGCTTTATATTTTGCTATTTGTTGAATAGTATCATCTAATTGTTGAACTAATGCTGCAATTAGTTTTGTAGCTTCAGCAAAACCTTCAATTCCTTCTTTTCCACCAGTTAAAGCGTCTTTAACCTGGCCTAAGTTTCCGCCTTTTAAACCATCTTTTAAAATATTTTCTCTTTTTTCAAGATTTTCTTTTTCAGCTTTTCTTAATTCTTCTTTAGCTAACATATCATCTTCATATTTTGAAACGATATCAGCTGTTTTCTTTTCTATTTCTTGAACTTGTTTAAGAATCTTTTCTCTTTTTTCGAGATTTTTTAAAGTTTTAGCATCCGCTCCTTCTTTTTGTTTTTGAATTTTTAAAAATTCTTTTTCAAAATGAAGTTGTCTATCATGTAATTTTTTATTAGCTGCTATTTGATCTTCTAATAACGCTTTAATTGCTTCATTAGCTGTAACATTTTTGCTTTGATATTCTTCAGCTTTTTCATTTATAGCGTCTCATAAAGAAAGGGATTCTGTCAATCCATTTACCATTATATCATATGAACCGGTTAAATCGGCTTTACCAGAAGAATCTACAAATGTATCAACTCAACTAGCATCTAATTCTTTTTCAGCCATGACATTTCCTTCCTTTAGGTATCTATAATAATTTAGCAGTTAATTCTAATATATTAGAATTTATTAACGTCTGCTTTCTCTCTTTCTCTTATTTTCAGCTTTTATTTTAGCAACAGCTTCTTGAGACTTCTGACTTTCTTCTAAAATTAGATTTAGAAGCTCATTTTTTTCAGTTGGAGTAATTTCCATTAAACTTGTATACGGAGTATTTGTATTTTTAGCAATTAAATAACATTCTTTAATTAATTGTTTATAACGATAAGGTCCGTAAGGTCTTCCGTCACTAGTCGTTTGAGGGTCTAAAAAACTCGGTCCCAAAGCGAAAAAATGTTTTGATGTCTCCTCCGCAACTTGTACAAGTGACATCTAAGCTTGTATCAAGACCAATAAATGCAGTACTTTTTGTAATATTATTTAAAATGAAGTTTGCATCTTTAGCGCCTAATTGATTAATAAAATTTTCTAATTCAATATAGCTTAATTTAATTCCATCAACTAAATCAATTGTTTCTTGTAAAGTAATTAAAGCGGTTGGATCATAATCAATTTTATTTTTCTTTTTCATCTCTTTTACTTTTGCATCAATTGAATCTAAAATTCTTGGAGTTTGTAATTTTAAACTTATTTGTTTTTTACAAACAGGTAAAGTGAAGTTTAAAGTTTTTTGTAAATCTTCCATTTTAAACTCTTTAACTTTTAAATCATCTAAGTTAACAGTAGCTTCATATACATTGGTACAATGAGGACATCCTACAACCATTTTATATTCTGGTCCATAAGTAACAACTCTTAATTTATGAAGTAAATATTCATAGTCTCCAACACATAAATCATAACAACTTAAAGGTAATTTTGTTAATAAACAACCATCAATAATATCACATAAATTTCTATGTGGAGTAGCATTTTGAGATGTTCTCTTCATTTCATCTCTAATTGTCATGCTTTTTAATTTAACATGTGGATCAAATTCAGATCCATAAACTAAACCTTTTGAAGGTAATTCAAATATTTCAGCAATTGTGTAATTTTGTTCCATTTTTATAATTCCTTTCTTATCTTTCTTCAAAGTGTCTTTCTAAAATTTCTCTTATTAAAGCAGATAGAGACATATATCTTTTTTCAGCTTCTTCTTCTAATCTAACTTTTAAAGGAAGAGTACCTTCAAAACCGATTATAATTTTGTTACTTCTATCTTTCTTTTTTCTACCCATAATGATACGAATTTCCTTTCAATAAATTTAGCAATAATATATTTTTAAAAAATTTAAAATTTTATAGAGCAAAATAAAAAGAGGAACTAATCCTCTTTTTAAATTTTATAATATTTGAAATTAAGATTCTACGTTTGAGAAAACTTCATCAGGTTGATGCATAATAGCTCTATCATATTGTAATGTACAACTTAAGCTTCTAGCACCTGTACCATCAACTTCGAAGTTACTTTCTGTAATATTACTAATCCAGCAACCAATTAATTTCCAATATCTAATTTGTTGGAAATCTGGTGTGTATTCAACTAATGTACAATCTCTCTTATATCCTCTATGGAATACACCATCTGTATCTGTCCAGTCAGCTGCTCTTCCTTGTGTATCGCTTACAACATCATAAGCTAAAGCTTGCCAAGCCATTAACACGTTTTTAGTTTGTAATCCAACGAAGTCTTGTAATTCAATTGTTCCAGCATCCCATGTAGGAGTATCTGTAAATTTAACACTTGAATTACCTCTTCTTACATCAATAACACCTAAGTTGAAGTGTGGAACAAACATTTTATTAACAGATAATTTAATAACTTCTTGTCCGCTTCTTCCACCACGTCTTGTTACAAATTCATTATTTGTATTTTCACCAGTATAACTAAATTCTGGATAAAGAAGATCATCTAAATCTTCAACTAATAAAGTGAAGAAATTACTTCTAGCACTTTCGTAATTTTGTAAGTCAGAACTTATATGATAAGTACCTAATTTATTTGTATCATTTAAATCAGCCATGTCTTACCTCTCCTTTATTATTCTGTAACTTCAATAGAATCAGCTAACTCAACTGTTAAGTCAAAATCTTCAACTGCTTCAATTGGTACAATTTTAATCTTTGCAACAAGTAAAGCTTTCTTGTTTGTTTTTAACTTAATAATTTGGTAACCTTTAATACCTTGATTTGCTTTCATTTCATCTAATAATGGAGTGATTGCTCCTTTGAAGTTATACCATAAGGCATCACTATTAGGTTCGAAAGTAAATCTTCTAGCAGATCTATATAAAGTCTTTTTAATATCACAACATAAGTGTCTGATATTTAAGAAACTTGAAGCAGTTAATTGAACAGCAGCACTTGAATCAGCATTGTCTGGTCTCTTTAATGGATGTAATGTTCTATTTCCTCAAACAATATTACCATAAGGTCTGATTTCACAAATAACATTTGTAGCTAAGTGACCTTCAGCAGTTGTTTCTGAAGTTCTAATTTGTAAAACATTATTTATATCAGCATCTCCGAATAAAACTGTTGGAGTAATATTTGCATATGGTGAAACACCTCTAACTGATCCTGACATTGCAAACCATGATTTATAATTACGAATATATTTTGCAAAACATAATAAGTAATCAAATGAGGCTGGAATAATAACTTTTGTATCTTTATTATCAATAAACAATGAAGCATTTACAAAAGGAGTAAACATTGAACCGTATCTACCATAAGTTTCTGTAGTTGTCTCAGCTCCTGACCAAGATACTCCATCTCTTGTAATTGAAGAATCAGCAAATGATCTAAATTTATTAACCCATGAATCAACAGCAGTAGAAGAATCTAATAATCCTGTGCCTTCTCTTTCAGGAGTACATTTAGCTTGATTTTCTGGTGCTAATACAGTATATTGATGATAATAAATAATTGTTTTAACATAACCAGCAGCTGCTTCTTTTGAATAAGTTTTAACTCCTTGTTCAGTTTTAACATAACTATAGAATGATGTCCATGCTGTACATTTTGCTTGATCTGAACTTTCTAATTGTTCAAATTCATTTAAACTTAAATAAGTTA